GCCGTAGGTAAGCCTGCGTGTGTAGTTCCTGAATCACCTTTTAATGTTTTAATTAAATTGGCTTGGTGTTCTAAATTAATTAAAGGATCTTGTGGATTAATAAGTAATGTAATAAATTTTGCAGTTTTATATGCCCAATCGTCTGGTACTGTAGTTTGTCCACCTACTGCGCCAGCAATAACACATTTAACTCCACGAACTGTGATTGATCTATCAAATACTGCTCCGTTAGATGAGTCACTTACAAGTGCACCATCTGAATAATCTGTCTCAGTTCCAACTTTTGCAAACTCTGGATGCCCAGGATCAATGTGACCATCAATAATAACAACGTCAACGTTTTTACCTGATGCAGTTACGGTAAGATCCGAGTTTACATTTGAAACTCCATTGTCGCCCCAATTGGATCTGTTGGCAGCTTCAGAGTGTCTAAGCAAACCCCAGTTAAAATCTGTCGTGTCTGTAAACCAATCTTTTGAAAACTTTTGATTAGTGACTGACCATCCTTGAGGTTTGGTAGTCAAATCAATTAATTCTACTAAATCACAATCCCAAACTCTAGGATCGTTTTTTAATTGGTTTGCTTCTTCATTAGTTAACATATAATGAGTATTACGGCTTATGCTTCTTCTATGAACAACAGGTATTTCTCGTCCCGGAATGTATAATGCTCCACCTTCAGTTTCCATGTCTTCGTAAAAAGAATCTAAATCCTCTTTATTATGAAGTGTAACAATCCATTCTTTTTGCATGTTATGCCTCTAACTGAAGTATTTCTATAGCTACTGTAATCGCAGCAGCACTACCGTTTTTGCTTCTTACCTTTACCGGTATATTCGCGGTTGGTGTTGATTCTAAATTATAACCAATTGCTCCTGGCGCTATTAATACTTTTAAATTACCAGTTGATGTAATTACTTCGGCAACGATACCAGCATCTGGTGAAGGATCTTCTGTTTCAAGCCTAGAATTATCTGCTGTTCTTGCTGCGTTAGTTGCATAAAGTGTTACCCAAGCAGGATGTGATGTTGTGATTGAATATAATGCATATCCTTTAAACCCAGTAATATCAATGTCTGTTGAAACTCCATCGGCAATTGATGCTGTAACATTAGAAGGAGATGAACGACTTGGTAATGAACCACCGCCACCGCCTGAACCAACTTCAGAATAATCTGCTAATCTAACCCAAGAACCTGCATGTGCGTAATATGCTTTACCAGTTCCATGTACGTGAGCAAACATACCGTGATAACTACCAGCTGCGGGTAAATCGCCTTCTGCGTCATATACGTTACCAAATAATACTTTATTACCGGCCATATCTAAATCAGAACCAGTTATAACGCTAATCACTTCATTATTTGATAAACCGCCACCGCCGCCTGAACCGCTAGCTTGAGGAACCCATTCGTAATCAGTTCCTGACCAAGCTAATACTTGATCCGCTGCCGCAGAGCCTATATTTAAATGAGTATCAACATTAGTGTTTCCATATCCACTTTGGAATGTTATATTACCATTACCGTCGGTTGTAAGAACTTGGTTATTTGCTCCATCATTCACGTAGAATAATAAACTCGTTGGTCTACCAGTTAATGATGTAAATGCACCATCAAATGCGTCGTTGTATAATTCAGTAAAGTTTTCGTTAACTTTAACAAATGCGTTACGTAATGGATCGCCGAGACCATCGTTACCAACCAATCCAACGCCAATCGTTTGCTTTACCATTATTTTGCTCCTAAGTCTTTTCTATCTATTTATTAAACTGTGTCAACCTTTAAGTTGATAGTGTCTACTGTAATCGTTGTTCTGTCTGAACTGTATCGTGGAATAGATGGTAACTGATCTGGTCCAACAATTGGATCTCCGCCAATTAATGGATCATTCTTAATTGTTCTACCAAACTTGGCAGTAACTCCAACTACTTGTTTCTTTTTATATGCAAATGCACCAAATATTCTAGTACCTGCTAGGTGCACATTTTGTTTAAGTGTATCCTTATATGAATCAAAGTCAACAGTTGATTTAATTTGATACGAATATTCCTGATAAAAATCAGAGTCATGTATTCTATTTTGGCTATCATAATATGTATTATCAGTTTTATAACCATTTACATGTGATGTTTCACTTCCCCAAAACCCTGCGGTAATACCTTGAGTGTCTGCAAATAATTGACCCTTAGCTAATACTGTACCAGCTTTGTTTGTAAGGAATACTATTTCTTCGTTTAAATAACCAAAGCCAGAGTTTGTAACTTTTACTTCAGATATTCTACCTGTGGCAAATTGAGTACGCGATCGTACATCGGCGTTTGCTCCAAGTAATTCAGATGAATAATCTCTTTCAGTTGCTATAACTGTATATGATGTACCTTCATGCATAATGTCAGCAGTTACAAATCCGTAGTATGCATATGGACGAACTTGAATAAATCCTCTGTCTACATTAATAGCCGTTATAATACCAGCTACACCAGTTGATGGCTGAGTAATATCATCGCCTACTGAAAACGCAGCACTGAATGGATTTATAATTAATCGTTGTTCGTATCTATCAAACGCAATCATTACTTCGTCTCTGACTAATGTAAACACATCGTTTAAGTAATCTATGCCTGGATCAATATTTTCAAAATCATTTATTGTTCCAATTTCTAATGGCGTCAACGTAAATGCGTCTTCAATAACAGTACTTAATGTTACGGGGTCTACTAAACCTGACATAGGTTGTGTAGCAGGTGCAGCGTTATAGTTTGCCGCATTTAAAGTGACAGCGAGGAATGGCAAAATAGGGTCAGTAATTAAAGAAATATTTTCGATATTAGAAAGAGACTCAACCTTAACGTCTGTTACATCATTTGTATCCGGATATAAAGCACCAGGTGAACTTTCATTCTTATCAGATATAGTAAATATTCCAGTGATTGTAACGTTTGGTGTTCTGTCTAGTGTTGTAATATCTCGTACTATATTTAAAGTATTGCCAACATCCATCTTAATACCAACGGCTGAAGAATTTTGGCCAATGACTGTTCCCGTATTACCACCACTATCAGTTATTCTTTCCATTGGAACAAATGATAAGTCTGCGTTATTTAAAATAATAACTTGGTTTGAAACTTCGAGTCTTGTATTAGCTATCGTATATCCAAATCCGCCATCAGTTACTTTATAATCGACTATACCTGTAAACTGGTCTTCCGTATCAGTAACGAGGGCTACACCTCCAACACCATAATCACTTTTAATATAAACTTCATCGCCAACTACATTACCTATGGTACCACCAAAGTCAAGGTCGACAACAATGTCAGAAGCTGAGCCATTTAATACGCCGAAGGATATATCTTTACCATCCACGCGGGCTACAATATCGTCATACCTTTTAAACGTACCCTTTACATCAGACAAATATAAGATTGGCGTAAGAGTATTATTTAAAAGAATAAAGTTAATTTTATCAACTGCAGCCGTTGCCTTTGATACAGATCCAATAATTGTTTTGCTTAATAAATCAAAATATTCGTAATAATTTTCACTGGTTGAATCGTAAAACAACCCGTTGTTTGGTATCATCTGTAGATAATTACCAGTCTGCCATTTAGAGGTAGATGGTTTTAAAATGTATTTAGAAGGATTAAATATTTCAACATCTTCTTGGTAAAACATTCTAAAGAATAAAATAACACTGGACGCTGAACCTTTACGTCTATATAAATCCAATATGTTTTTAACAACTAATCGTACACTTGTATCGTTTAGTAAAGGTAGGTCCGCTAAAAACTTTTTCTGAAAGAATAAAATCATACTCGATAATGTTGTAGTAATATCGCGGTATTCAAACATCCTTCTTGCATTATATATTGATTGGTTAGGTGTTGTCTCTAAAAATTTATAATAATCGGTAACAAGCGAAACCAACTCATCGTTATTTTCTCTATAAATCGCAGGAAATTGCTGAGCAATTTTAAAGGATATTTGTTTTTCTACTTCTTTTGTATTGCTAACGGGCATTTGTTTGTGAACCTGTAAGTTTAATTGTTACATCAGAATTTTTAATTCCAAATATTCTTCCTGCTGGTGCTTTAATATCATTTGATATTGTATTGGCCTGAATTTTAATACCTGATCCGACAAAGCCGTTAGCAATAAACCCAACTAAGTTAACTTCACCAGTTGTATAATTTACACTTCCAACAATTGGTTTGATAACTTTAGGATTTGCAATATCATTAGCAATGACTTGGATATTTCCACGGCCATCGTCTTGTAAATATACATCAGTACCGTCAAGTGTATATACACCACTCTTAATTGCTGGTTTATAATCATTAAATCCGTCAGCAGTATCAAAAGGATATGGCTTAACAAGAGCTGCTTCAAATTTAAACGATGGATTAAGAGCAATACCTAATGCCGGTGAATATTCAATGTAAGGCATAATACTAATTGATGTACCAATGATTGCTGTTTCTAAAGCGTCAATAGATGTAGCTATTTTAGAAATCCTTGCAAATGTATTAAAGTCATCTAAATAAGTATCACTATATAATTTAATAGCATCTCTTATCAATACATCTAAGTCACCTTCTGATTTACTTGTAAGCTTAGGATTATAAGTAACATCAACTGTTGTACAACCATATATGAATTTTGATGGAACGAATACAGGTTCAATAGCCAATGGACTTCTATCTTTTAAATACTCAATATAAGTATTTGATAATGTTGTAGATAAACTCGTTTGGTTTTGACCAAGATATATTGAAATTGCAACCTTACCAAACTGTGGAGGTTCTAAATCTTCACCGCCGTATGCAGCAACTGATTGGATCTCAGGGAAGTTTGATTTTAATAAGATTTCGTAATCAGATGTTGTTACTGCACGTTCTTGGATTTGTAATGATTTAGGAGCAAAGTATCTAATGCTTTCCATTGACTCTCGTTCAGCACCATTACTTGCAACCTGTATTGTTTCAACTACCGCCGAGCCTGTAGTAGTTACGAGTGAGAATGAAAAAGCTCCATTACCTTCAGTACCCGATGTAATTCTATAACGTACTCTAATATCCTCAAATTCTTCTGGTTGGAAACCAAAGACATTATTACCAAAGTAAATCGTATACCGTCCATCAATATATGGTTCAATATAAAATACTTTATCTGTAGGTCCAACGCCAAAAATATCGTTCTTTCGTAAGAATACATTTTCGTTTTCTGTAGCTTCAGCATCAACGAATACTGAAATAGACTCAGTGTCTGCGTTTTCGTTTGATAGTGTTACCCTTAAAATTCCATCGTCATCAACAAAGAAACCTTCACGTTCAAAACTGGCTAACATTTGACCTTCAAAGATTTCAACGTTTTCAGCAACGAATGTTCTTGGCGCAGTTTTCTTGGCAACATACATTTCATTAGTTACAAATTCAAAATTTTCACCGTTATAAATTGTTGTGAAAGGTGAGTACTGAGGAATTGTAATTGACTGACCTTCAGCATTATCATCTGTAATCGTAACCTTAACGATAGCCTTGGCAGACCTTCGTGACCTAGGTAAATAGTTTAATTCCTTTGCGTGCGAAACAATAGAGTTTCTTAACACTGCAGAGTCAAGGAACATTTCATTAACTGCCATATTTGTATAGAAGTTATTTTGATAAGTATTATATGCTAATACATCAAGCAATACTGACATGTTTGAACCTTCAAAGTTATAATCTTTGAATTGAGTCTGTGATTGTAAATATTGTTTAAATTGAGTTTTGACCGCGTCAAAATCTAATTCTGAAATGTTTAACTTGGCCATTTACCGAGTCCTCTCTAAAAATACATCAACAGATATAGGTTGTTGATTATTTGATATGTAAAATTCAATTTGTATCTTAACAACGTTATCGTCGATATTTGAAGTTACATTAACATCAATAACCTCTGCTCTTGGTTCATACAAGTCGAGTGTTGTTCTTACTTGATCCTCAATCATTACCATTACGCCAGGTGTTATATTTTCAAATAACATTGCTCTTAAATTACCACCGAGTGCTGGCTGCATTAGCCTTTCACCGCGATCGGTTAATAGTAAGTTTATAATTGATTCTTTTACTGCGTCTTCATCTTTATTAAGAGTTAAATCTAACGATAATGGACTGACTTCAAGGTTCTTCTTAAAGTCAGAGTATATAGAGATTTTCTTTTGTCTCTGTGTTAATAAATTTACAACCATTGCTTGG